AGTTAATTTTCCTGCAGAACTTTTAACTCTATCTAAATTTCCTTGAACACCTTTAAGAGCTTGTTTTGATTTATCTCTAGCGATAATATCAATATTTACTTTTTTAGTTGCCATAGTTAGATACGATTAAGTTTTTTATGTTCTTTTTCCATTTCTTCTCTTTGCTCTTCAAAATATGCTAGCCACATATTAAACTCAAATACACTCATTTGCAATATTTCTGGAATAGTTTTATGCAATCTCTCTCCGAGAGCTAAAACATTATGGACTTCTGGATTTTTTAGTTTTTTTTAATGTCTTGGTAATCAGCACCAAGTATAGCATTTGAAACTCTGGCGATAACATCTGTATCTGCTTTTGTCTTAAAAGATAAAACATGAGTAGCATTAAACATCTTATCGCCTTCTTTCGTTAATGCTTTTTCAATTATGACATCAATCAATATATTTAGATCGCCGTCATTTGCACCTTTGAATAGTTTTGATTTCTCAAGCATATTGAAAGGTTTAGCATGAATGGCTTTTTCGCCTACTAATCCCCACTCTGGAACTTCTATAACTTTAATTTCTATTTCTTCAAAATGTGATTTTACACCTTCAAAAAAATCTACTTTATCAGCCATAAACTATTATACAGTTCCGATAGTAAGACCACCAGTTCCTTGAAGTGATACAGTTCTTGTAGTTACTCCGTCTAAAGTTACTCCGACAGACATTCCTGTAACGATTCCTGTTCCAGAAAATTTTCTATCGCCTGAATCTGCACCTTCTGGCATAAATTCAAAACTTAGACTTGAACCTTGAGTTAAAGCTGTCTGACCAGAATCAGTTTCATCAAAATTCATATCTATAGTTGCAGTGAATGTTCCTCTACCAACTAAATATGATTTCATTGAAGCACCTAGTGCAGTATCTTCAACAATATCGTGAGTAGTATCAACAGTAAATCCTGTTGCGTTACCGATATTAGTTCCGCCTACATGAACAACTCCTTCTTTTCCGTGATGTGTTGCCATTTATTTACTCCTTTGTTTTCTTTAAATCTTTTATAATCTTCTCAGTCTCTTTTGCAACTGAAATTTTTTTATTTTTTTCAATAACTTCATAACCGATCTTTGTATAATGTTCTACAAAATCTTGTGAAACAGTAATAGTACTATTTCCTTTTTTCATGTTTACATCTTTAGCCATTATGCAGTCCCCCTTGTAAATTCATACATCACACGAACTGTTATACGAACTCCACCATAAGGATAGATAGTACCTTCGTCTGACGATGCTTCAATAATTTGTGTATCCAATGCATTTCCATTTCTAGTTATATCAGAATCAAGCGTTTCTTCAACTACTTCAATTATTTGATTTCTGACAGTATCAATATTTGAGTCTGTTCCTTTACCAAATGCAACTACTAAGAAGTCTATTGTTCCTCTATAAGAACCTGAGCCTGTATCGCCTATACTAGAAGCTTCTCGTGTTTCGTCGCCTGTTTGAACAAATAATGCAGGGAATTGTGCGTCACTTAACTCTTCTACTTCAAAAGGTTCCCTTGTAATTTTCTTGAACTCAATAGGACTAGTTACTGCATCTAGTTTTGTAATTATATCGTTTGCTATATTTTCTCTTTTGCTCATAATCCTAATTCTTGAAAATAAAATTTACTAAACTCATTTACTAATTTTGGTTCTTCTTTTCTTCCGATTGCGAAAAATGGCCTTTTAGGAAGTTTTCCTCTTCCTGTATCATGTAAAAAAGCTATTTTCTCTCTTTCTTTATTTGCAAATAATAATGTATTTCTTAATCCTCTTTTTCTATAATCTAAACTTCTAAACATTTTTCCTGAAAGAGTTAAATCTACAAATTTATTTTTCTTTTTTTTATAATCTTCACTTTCTTTATAAGCTTTTGAATATTGTATAAATCTTCCTCCGTCTGGTTTGAAACCTTTTTGAGTTCTTTTAGTGATCATCAAAATAGCCATATTTGAAATTCTGTTAAGTGATCTTTGAATTGCTTTTCTTTGTCTACTAGAATATTTTTTTAGAAGTTTTTTGACCTCTATTGTATTAACATCAATTTTGATGTCTGCGACCATTATCTAACAAGTCTAAGCATATGTAAAGGTTCCTTCTCACTATCAGATACTGTTCCCCCTCCATCTTCATCGTACTCAACCCCGTCCCTTAAAATCGCTTGAAACTCTTCTTCGTATCTGTCCCTGTAAAAATCTATTTGAACTTGGAATGTATCTTTACCTTCGCCTGTATCTGGGTCTCGCCATTTAGTTAATTGAGGATAGATATATTTCCATAATGCTAAATAAACTACTGATAACTCCCATTGTGACGGAGTTAATTTACTATTAGTCATTTCAACTGTAGTAACTTTTGTAATATCTTTATATCTAACTTGATGTCTATATCTTTCCCACCACTCTTCACGAATGCGTCTTAAAACATCATTTTCAGCAAATTGAATTTGATCAACAAAAGTAGTAATACCAAATCCTAAAATATCAGGTTGTATCTTCTGCAAATGTGTATTTTGTACACTAAAAACAGTAGAGGACATTATTTAGATTTCTTTTTCTTTGCTTTTTTCTTAGCTGGTTCTGTTGCTGGTTTATCTACTTTCTTTTCATAGATACTAAAACCTTTTTTATCCCACGAAGATAAATTACTTTCGTAATCAGATTTGGTTCTTTCAATAACTTTACCAGATTTATTTACTAACTTTATCTTTTCCATAAATTTTTATATCAAATAAGGGGTGGATTAACCACCCCTAATTATAGTTTTTAGTTAATTACTGATTCAGCTAGTAATTCAACTCCGTATGAATCGTGAAGCTCTCCTACGCCAAAGACCGCAGTAGCAACGATTTCGTCTGCACGAAGTGAAGCATCTCGCTGTGTTTCAATTTTCAAGTCTTGCATCATAGCTAGTCCTAATGCATCTTGTGAAAATACTGCACCTTTACAATTATCAGTATCAGTAGTTCCATCAACATTTGAAGTTTCAAATATTTGAACTCCTGCAATGTTTCCGATATATCCTGTTCTTAATGCTTCGTTAGTCAAATCGTTAGGATTTGGATTTACGAAAGTATTAGTTAGGTTTTTCTTAACATTGTAAGCAACTTTCGGATTTAAGACTCCGTAGTAAGGACCCGGAACATTAGCTTGTCTCAATGTAGCTACTGCTTGGAAAATCTTATCTACTGTTAACTCTTGTCCTGCGCCACCTATACTTGAAGAAAATCCATCAAATAATGCTGTTAAATCAGTATCCATTTTTTTAGCAATAGCTTCGCCAAATAATCTACCAATATCTGCCGCAACATTTCTTGATGATGAGTTTCTCGCAAGGTCTGTTAATGTTGTCATAATTCCCACTTCGGATGCTGTTATAGTAACAGAAGTTGGATTGACTGCTGTGTTAGAAAGATCGGTTGCCTCGTTTACTGCTGCTGCTGATACTGTTGAATAAATCGGTACTTCAACTGATTTACCTCCACCTGCAATAGTGTAATTACGGACAAGACCTCTCATAATGGATTGCTCGCTTGCAACGAACAATGCTTCTGCAACGATTTCAGTATATAGTTCCGATATCGTGCTACTTGTCGTTTCGTTAGCCATTTTTTACTCCTTTATGGTTTATTGTTAATAACCGTTGGACCAGAATTTCTTTGCTGTCTGTACTTAGCATACTTCTTCCTGTCCTCAGGATTATTCATATCTAAATCACTCAAATTTAAAGGTTTATTGAGCTCTGTCCTATCCACATTTGACACTGAGCCACTACCACTAGGAGTAGCAGTAACAAAGTGAGGGTTCTGTGTTAAAAACTCTTGAACGAACTCGTCAGTCGTCAAAAGCTCCCCTTTGCTGTTATATCGTGCAATATTATTTTTATCAAGTATTTCTACACTTCCAGAATCACTTAGCTTTATGTTATTCTTCAATAATTCAACTACTTGATCTGGATTGATAGCACGATTTTTTGAAGCTGAAGAAAGCAATGCCTTATTAATTTTTATATCTCTAAGTTCACTTTCTAAAGTTCCAATCTTTTTGCTATACTCTTCCGATTTCTCTTTAAGTATTTGTTCAAATTCGCCTTTTTGTATTTTTTGTTTTTCTTCTGCTTCTCTTGTCAATTTAACTGCATTGATAGCAGTATCTAAATCTTCAACATCTAATTTTTTATATATTGAAGCTCTCTCTTTAGCCAATCGTTGTTTGACTATATTGTTAACATCTTCTTCACTAAAAGAATTGCCATTCACAGTTTCTTTTGTTTCTTCTTTTGGTTGCTCTTCAACCACAGTTTCCGTAGTTTGTTCTACTTTATTTTCTTCAGCCATTTAATACTCCCTGTTATATATTCCATTCAGGATTAGTTGGTAACCATGTATGACGACATCTATATCCTCCTCGAACAATAAATGGGTCACCGGGCGATTTACCTTTCCATGGTCTATTATTCCAAATATCCCGAATTTCAGTTTCGGTTAATGTTTTGTTTAGCATATTTACACAGAAAGGTCTAGAGTCACGAACTAATGTTCCTGTGTAGGTAAAATGATTGAGTCCACTTTCTTTTGCTTTCTTTACTGTAAATTGTCCATGAAACTGCATTACTGAATCATGAGCTATTTGACTTGCATATCTTCGTAAATTATTGCCTGCTCGGTCAGCCGCATATTCTGTATGTAGTTTTCTAATTGCTTCTTCTATTTGTGCTTTTTTAGATGCATCAAATTTATTTTCATTAATAAAATCAACTAATTCATTGATCTTGCTCATATCTGATCTTTGATATACTCCGTTTATATGTGATCTAATATTCTTGACCATATCATCAAAAGGACGACCAGCTATGATACTTTGATAAACTTCATCATTTATTACTTTTAAAAATCTTTCAGCAATATCTTCAAATCCTGCAAATGCTTGATATTTTAATGCGTTGATAGTTCTTAAATCGACTTCTGTAAGATTTC